GGTGGATCTGGAATAATAAGACGTGGAACAGGTCTAGAAAGAGTGTTTGATCTTAAACCTAGACTTCTTCTCTCATTTAAATCAATAATTGATACTAAATTAGCTGTTTGAATAATAGCTCTTGTTGTTTGAAGACTAAGAGTGTCTAAATTGCTAATTAATGTTTGACTATTAATGCGGATATTTTTAATAGTTAGTCCACTATTGAATATATTAATAATGCTACTATTAAGTTGCTCATTAAAGGTTTGATTGTCGTGTTCAAATAATTGTAAATAACTGCTCCACAATGTCTTAACTCTTTTTATATTAGCAACTATTATTTTAACTTTAAGATTAACAGTAGCATTATTTGTATTTGACATATTTGTAATAGCGCTAATTTTACTTGATAAATTAGTTAATTCCTTTTTTATAGCAATCAGTCTTCCTAATTGTGACTCTGGTGTTATTGGAGACATATATATTAATACATTATAATAATATATAATTGTAATAATATATTATTGCAATTATATATTATTGTAATAATATATTATTGTAATATGTTATTATAGTGATTAGTTTATCTTCCATATTTACAATATTGTTTTTGAGAGAACCCACGCGGTCTATTACAATTAATAGACTTCTTATATTTCGCTGTCCATGCTCCGCCTTTTTTATTTATTTTGCCTTTTTTGCCTCTCTTTTTAGATTTGCGTTGTTTTTTACCTTGTCCTATATTTTGATTTATAGTTAATACACGGTATTCACTAGTCATTGTATCAAGTTCGATTTGTAAATCGTGTTTTTGCCGTGTTAATGCGCTAATGTCGTCATTTAAAGTTTTATACTTTTCGTTTGCTTTAGTTAAGAGCCGTAGCTTAGCCTCTCCTTCTAGTCTAAGTGGTTTAATAATTTCTCGAATAGCAGCATTAGTAATACCAAGAAGACGAGTTGCCTCACTATGACGACTTCTTATACCTTCTACATCATTAGGATGTGTTCTACTATAATCATTAAAGTCGTGTAATGCCCTAGCATATTCAATTCCACTATTACCTTGCAATTCTTCTTGAGTAATTCGCGTTATTTCTTGAGTGCAATAGCGTAGCCGTTCTCTAGCACTAGTAGCATCGCTATTTGCTGCTAGTGCTCGTTCTCTAAAATTACTTATATCAGCTTCTAATTCAGCTATTATATTTCTAAATTTTGTTATTTCTTTTGCTAAAGTTCGTCTTTTATAGGCTAAACTTGGTTGATGTGGTCGTGCTGAACTTCTTCTTGGTTCAGGGTCTGTAGTTGCTATACTATTAGACATATTATATATATATGTTACTAATATAATATTATTTGTGCTATTTTTCTAAGAGTTATGTTTTTTGCCCTTTTTTTTAGATATGCGTTGTTTTTTACCGCGCGCTTGATTTAATAGTGTATCACGAATACGCACTCTTGCAAGTCTATGCTCAAGGTCGCTTACGATCCTCATTAAACTTTGTTGTTGTTGATATAAATTATAATGATGTGTGCTTGCTAGTCTGTATGTTTCTCGTGCTAGTGCTTTTTGTTCTATAATAGGAGCAAGACCTGTATCCATTAGCTCATCAAAAAGAGCACTAACTTGATCAAATCTTGGTTTTAAATTATTAAAATAATTTATGTCCGTGTTTTCATCTTCATTGTTTACATATTCAGTCCACTGCCTCTTAAGTTCCTTATATTCCATTCCTAAGTCGGACTGATTAAAATTCGTAAGAAGTGTGTATCTTAAATTATCACGTTCTGTTCTCAACCTTTCATAGCGGTCGCCTTCGTCATCTCTACGTCTTAATGCGCGCTCAACTTCAATTGTTAAAGCATCTAGTGCTGTGCGTTGTTGTCTTAAATCGGCTTCTAATTCTATAATAGTATTTCCTAAATTGGTTCTGCGTGTTTCTAAAGCCAGTGTTCGTCGTGCTAATGCACTTGGATTATTGCGTCTTCGAGTTGCCGACCTTAAATGCATTCTGGGGGTTTGAATAGTATTTTGATTAATAGTAGTCATATTATATTATATTAGCACAATATAATATTTTTAAGCTTTGTTTTATAGTTTTCTTCTATAATCCTCTTTTTCTTGTGCGTTTTCCTTTTTTGCCTCTTTTATGTGTAGTGCGACGTTGTCTTCTTATATGACCTTGACCTAACGCTATATTTATGTCATTACTTTGTCTGTTTAAATCATCACGAGCTTGTGTTAAATCGCGCGTTAATAATGAGTGATTTATTAGTCGTCCGTCTAAATTTCGATAATTTCTATTTCCTATGTCATAATTAGCTTGTGCTAAATCTATTTCTTCTTGTATTGGAGCAATAAGCGCGTGGGTATTAGCGTACATTGTGTGATTATGAGCATAAAGTTCTCTTTGTAAGCGTTCTATTGTTTCAGTATCATATGGTCTATTGAGTTCATAATCATGAAGTAGACGTTCTACTTCACTCGTACGCTGTCCTTCGTCTGTTTGAACTAGTTGTTCTATTTGACTTCTTTGTGAAGTACTTCTTAATAAGTGTGGTAGATAACGTAGTCGTCGCGCATCATCAAGCATATGGTTTTCTGCTTGTTGTACTTCTTGTGCAAGAGGACCATACTCACGTGTTCTAGCATTCAATGTTGCATTTAATAAATTTGAACGTTGTCGTGCTGTTAATGGTCTTGGTCTTAGACGACTTCTTGGTGGAGACCTTAAAGGCTGTATTACAATAGTGGGCATAATATATTATAATATATTAACAATATAATATTAATATATTAGTAGTATTTATGTAAATATAATAAGTTTACATTAGTTTTTTTTACCTTTTTTTGCCCTTTCTTTGTGTGGCACGAAGTTTTCTTTTTCTACCGCGTCCTCTATTTAACCTAGCTTCTTCATCAACTACAGCACTAAGAGCAGTTTCTAATTCTCTTAGCATTGGTTTTAAATCAAAACGTTGTCTATATATTAAAGCGTGCGCAGCCCTAGAAGCTAATAACGCGTTTTCAGCTCTTTGTGCTTGTTCTTCTAAAGCCTTATATGCTTGACAACGTCTTTTTTCTAGTCTTGTATGAAGTTTTTCGACTCTTGCGTCGGAACGACTACACGCTTCACTATTAGTAGTGTTATTATCATAGTGTTGTTTTATTTTATACGCTTCCTCTCTAATCGCAAGTGCTAAATTAGATTGTTTCAAATTTCTATTTATGGCAGAAGTATTTCCTCGGTCATCAGCAGCATCTCTTGCGTGTCGAAGTCTGTGCCTATCTTCAGTTACACGATTATTCGCTAACTCTAGTTGTTCAGTAAGCTCAAGTAGTCGTAATCTTAAAGGTATCAAACGTTCTTCTAAAGCTATTCTTTGCGTTTCTAACTCTGCTCTTCTTATATTTATACTATTAGGACTAACTCTTTGTGTTCCTGCCATATTATATTATTATAATAATATATATAATAAAATTATTATTTATGAAAAATATTTTAATTACATTAGTCGAGTAAATAATTTATATAAATGATAAATAATAATAAATGCTCCAACAAATCCTAATGCTGTATATGTTTCTTTAGTTAGTTTATTTTGCAATCCAAAATATGCTAATGCTATAAATCCCGGTATAAATAGTATATAATGAATAATATTTAAAATATTTCTCAAATTAGTAAAATCTAAAGTAGGAAATGGTACAAATAATATTATTGCTAAACCTAATAGTCCTAGTACATAATATATTGGTTTAAATGATTTATCTTGAAAATAACCAATATAAACCAACGCTGCCCCTATAACTAATATATGTAGTACATTGACATATTTCATAGGTAATCTTACAATGCTCATTTACTAATTTAATATAGTAAGTATATTATATTTTAGATTTTTTATATTATTTTTATTATTATTATTTTATTTTTATTATTATTATTTTATTTACTTAGATTTCCAATATAATATTTTGGTAAAACATTTTCTTTTACAAAACTAGGATGATTAACAGATTTAAAAAGTCGCGTTCCATTTTTGCCTACTGCTTTCAAAATAACGTCTCCTCCTGGGTGTGTTGGAATCCAAGTAGTAATATCATAAACCTTGTTTTCAATTATTGTCCATGCATCATTTTTTTTATTATGTTTTTTAACTTCGCCTAATGTAAATGTTTTTTTTTCGCTACCACCTAACGTAGTGTCTTCTATTTGTAGCTTGCTTTTGCCTCTCTTAATTGAACGTTTTAAAGTCTTAGTCTTAGCTAATATTTTGACTAACTTAGCTATACAACTTTCCGACGTCATTAAAGCACCTTCGCACCATGCCTGATACTTTGAATAATTCTCTCCAATAATAAAAACACGTGGATAAGGATTTAATAATTTAGAACTTAAATAATCAGAGTCTACATTCTTTTTCCAGCACGCCACACCAGCATCCCAAAAATACATTTTGATATATTTACTTAAAGGCACCTTTATATTATATATGCTATATAGCAAATTTAGTTTTTCATTCAGTTTAACTTTAACGTAATCAAGTCCCTTGCTAGCTAATAAGTTATTCCAATAGCGCGCATTAGCGCAATCACTATAGCTACTCATAATTAGTCCATTGTCAGGATTAATAGGAATTACAAACTGAACATTAGTATTTGTAATTGTTTTTTCAATATTTTTGAACCACACACACACAGTTCCACTGTTTTGTTCTTTATCTTTATCATAAATCTCGTAAATTCTTAGCAGATTAATTGAATTTATAGAGTTTAAATCGCTTAGCAAAGGCTTGAAGATTGTAAATTGCGTTAAGCTTTTTTTAGGAATAGCGCATATTACATATTTTGAATATAAAATGTCTGGACTAGACCCTTTTGTATTATAATTTGTAACACTTATTTCAAATAGGTCACTAGCATCATTTTTTTTATAAGTTATATTTTCAACATTAGAGAGATTATGTATCTTTATATTATGCGATTTATAAGCCTTTGTTTTTTTAATAGCTAGTAACAGCCGTTCTATTATTTGTTCTAGTCCCCCGTTAAGTGTAAAAAACTTTGTTTCATTATTATAGTCATATTTAAAATATTCAATAGCATCATAAGCGTTTAATTCATTTAAATCAGAAGAATATTCAAAGACGTCTTTAACTTTTTGAGAGAATGATTTAGACACATATTTTGTAAGAAACTCATACAAATAATAGCTTTGTTTTGTCGTCTTGCCTAATTTGGAAACTAATGGGCTGAAGAAAAATTTGGTTAATTTGTCCATAATGTAGTCTTTTGTGGTTGTTTTATTGCTTACTTTGTTTTCTGTTACTTCTATATATGTTTTAGTATTTGGAATAGGAATTATTTTTGGTTTTAGTCCAAGTTCATTTATTAAACTAGTTATGAGTTTATGATGATATCCTAATCGCCCTGCGCCTAAATCCATAACATATTCTTGGTTGTCTATTGTTTCTTTATACGAATATATTCGGCCGCCATAACGTTGTCCCGACTCTAATAATAGAATTTTTAGGTGTACGTACTTTTTTGACAATTTATATAAGGTGTAAAGACCTGCTATGCCTCCGCCTATTATTACTAAATCATAATTGTTTGTAGCGTTATGATTTTTTTTATTTGTTTTATTTTTTTGTGTGTTAGTCATTTAATTATATTATATTATTATTAACTTATAACAAGATAATAATAATAATGCTGTAAATCTCTCAAATTCTTATTTATAATTTTCTAATTAGCTAAACGTGATAATATATTCATTGAATTAGCAACACGATCTCGTGCTATAACTAATGCTTGTTTAGCCTCATCTTCCTTTCTAATTAAATTAATATAAGTTGGTGAATTTACAGTCTGTGCTCTTCGACCGCTATTAGATTGTTCATATTTAAGTGTGCGTTGTGTGGCATTAGTATATGCTTGTGTTGCAATACGTCGTTGTTCTAGCGCATTATTTCTAGCAATTAGCGCCTCTTCATAAGTAATATTTGGAACTGCTAAATGTGCATAGGCATTGTTGGGTATAACACTTCGACACATTGGACAATTAGCGTGTCCTGATCGTAGACTGCGGTCTAAACATCCACTATGAAATCTGTGCGTGCATGATAATTTTGTAATAGCTTCATTTTTTGTCATAGGTTCATGACATATTGCACATTCATTCGCTTTTTCTAAATTTGCATAAATTTGTTCAATTGAACGGGCATGTCTTTTTCTAGTTTGTTTACCCCTAACCCGTTTTTGAAGTTTTTTAGCGGCAGAACTTCTTCTTCTGCGACTTGAAGATTTTTGACTTCTTGAAGGCATATAATATAATAAAATATTTTTATATTGTTATATTATATATTATATATTATATATTATATATATAAAAATATTTTATTATATATTATAATTAATTGTCACGGTCGCTGCGATGCAGGTAGTGCATTATACATAGCTTCTGCTCTCTCATTTGCTAGACGATAACGTTCGCGCGCTGCCCTTAAATTAAGTTCTTCTATTTGTAAATCTCTAATGCTAATTCTTCGTCGTTGTGTTGCTGTTCTCTCCGTTGTTCTTGTTGTCCTCGCTAATATAGTTGCTATTCTTTGTTCTATAACTTTCTCAGCCTCACGCGCTGCTATACTCTCTTGTAGTGCTTCTATTACTGCATTTATATTATTATCTTGTATTTGTCTATTATTTATTGTTCTAGCATTATATAAGTTTCTTAGCATTTGTAGTGGTCTAAATACTAAGTTTCTAAACGTTCGTCTAGCTCTAGTTCTAGCTCTACTTCTAGTTTGTAGTGAAACATTAGTTATAACTCTTCTACAGTTAGGACATTTATTATTATAACGCAAAGCCTTTTTTATACACTTAGTATGAAATATATGTCCGCATGGTAAAGCAATTGTAATATTTTTTGTCATAGGCTCAAAACATATTGGGCATTCATTAGTCTCTTTTATGGTTTCTTTTAGCAATTTTACTGCTCTTCGACTTCTAGTACCTCGAAAACTTGATTGAATTTTTTGTGTTGCTGCTAATTTCTTAGTTCTGTTAGCTCGAAAACTTGATTGAATTTTTTTTGACGCATTAGATTGAATAATAGATGATGACATACTATTATATAAGGTTATTATAATAATTTTTGTTAAAAGTTATTATAATAAGTTATTAAGGATAACCACTAAACATTAGCGCGCCGTGATGGCGCTCAATTCGACTAGCATTTTGTGTGTTGCGTCTTGCCTGTATTAATAATTGTGCTATTCTATTAGTAATAGTAAAAAGGTGTTGGTCTAATATTTCATCATTTCTGGTTGGCCTTGTGCTAAAGCTTACATAGTTAGCGCTTATATAACTTACTTCATCTTGTAGACTTATTAAAGTAGCTTCAGTATCGGTTGCATTTACTTCATTGTATATTGCCTGTTCATAAGTTATATTTGGAATTTCTGGTGCATCAGGTAGTAGTTGGCTTTGTAGTATCATACTTTGTTCTATAGTGTCTAGTTCTTGATTACGTTCTATATAGTGTCCTATTAGTTCAATTGGTTCTATATCTAATACATAATCTAATTCATGTATTAGTGGTTGTATTTCGAATAGTGGTTGTATTTGTCGTTCTTGTCGTTCTTGTTCTTCTATAGAAGGATAAGGTATATTAGTTACAACTGCCCTACACTTTGGACAAGTTCCACCAGTGCTAGTCAATGAACGCCTTATACATTCTGCGTGAAATCTATGCCCACAAGGTAATGCAATACGAACATCTTTAGTCATAGGTTCAAAACATATTGGACAATCATGAACTGTTGTACTAGTATTTTTTTCTCTATTTATTACTTTTCTAGTTTGTTTTCCTCGAACTTTTGACTGAATTTTACGACTTGCTTTTGACCTTTGCCTTTTTCTACTTCTAAACCGTTTTTGAATTTTTTTAGCTGCCGAGCTTCTTAATCGCGATGACCGACGTCTTTGCGTTTGAGAAGGCATATTATATTTATATAAGATTATAAATATAATATAATAAAATAATATAAAGCTATAAAAATATTACCTAAGGTCTGGAGGTTCATCAACATAGCCAATTTCATTGCCAAGCTCATCTACAAATTGCGTAGCATTATTCCTAACTACTTGCGCGCGATTTAATAAATCATGCATTATATAATACATATTAGTAACATCTTGGTCAAGTGATCCATTTGTTCTAACATTTCTATAGTTCTGATAATTTTCAGAAGCTTCATAAAATAGCGGTCTTATTTCAGCTACAATTTGGCGTATATTATCTTGTATAGCTAATGCTTCATTTATAGTTATATTTGGCATTTCTCTTGGGTCGGGTAATTGTGCAATGCGTTGTTCTAGCATTTCGATTTGTTGTAGTCGTTGTAATATATGTTGTCTTCGCAGTGTTGGATTTAATATTGCTGGTGGTGGTGATGGTGCTTGTGGTTGTTGTTGCGAAAGCGGAACATTACCAAATGTTCGATTTGCTCTTCCTTCTGGCACATATGGTATATTAGTTACAACTGCCCTACAATTTGGACAAGTTCCATTAGTGCTAGCCAATGAACGCCTTATACAGTTTTTATGAAATCTATGCCCACAAGGTAATGCAATACGAACATCTTTAGTCATAGGTTCAAAACATATTGAACAATCATGAACTGTTGTACTAGTATTTTTTTCTCTATTTATTACTTTTCTAGTTTGTTTACCCCGAACTCTTGACTGAATTTTACGACTTGCTTTTGATCTTTTTCTTTTTCTACTTCTAAACTGTTTTTGAATTTTTCTAGCAGCTGAACTTCTTAATCGCGATGACCTACGTGTTTGTGAAGGCATATATTATATTATAATATAATATAATATAATTTTGTGCTATAGTATATTATTTTTATTCTATAGTATATTATTTTTATTCTATAGTATATTATTTTTTTTTTATTATAGTATAGCATAAAAGTTTTTATAATAACTAGCTAATACATTCCACGTATTAATCTATCATACTCAGCTGGTGTTATTCCAGTATCAGGATGAGTATCAAGCTGTGAGCTTCTATTATAGGCTGCTGTTGTTATTCCATTAACACTAATAGGTTGAACATTAGGTCTGCTTCTATTATAGGCTGCTGTTGTTATTCCATTAACACTAATAGGTTGAACATTAGGTCTGCTTCTATTATAGTCTGCTGTTGTTATTCCATTAACACTAATAGGAGCCCTTATTTGTATAGGTGCTGATAGTCTCCTATGTGCTTGTAACCAAATATCCCATTGTCTATTTGCTAGCTGTATGAATGCATTTCCATTGCGCGGTAAGCTATTAATTTCTCTTGTTGAAGCGTCCATAAACCTACGTGCCTCATCAAATGTTGTTGCATGACTCATATTATCTATTAACGCATTAGCATGATTAATAGTATTAATAGTTGCTCTGCTTTGTCTAGGTGGTTCTTGTAATCGTGGATACGTTTGTAACCATACTTGGTTTCGTGCTTCCCTGAGAACTGCTCGTTCACTTTCTGGCAAGCTAGCAATTAGTACGTCTGTTTCATTTATCAAGCCAATTGCTTCAATCATAGTAGCAACATTAGCCAATCCTGCTATTAACGCATTAACAGTATTAATAGTAGTATTAATATTACTAGTAGGCATTGAAATATGCCTTTGTAGGTGATACGGTATTTCTGGTTCTATAGATGTTCTACATAATGGACACCTAGAATTAGTTGCAGTCCATTGATCAATACACTTTCTATGAAATTTATGACCGCAACGAAGCGTTTTTGTAAGTCTTGGGTACAACATAGTACCATAACATATAGGACATTCTTCAAGATTTGGATTTGCTAACGCTTTTCTAAATTTTTTTTGAATTCTTCTTGTAGCAAGTCTTTTAGAGTTTATTTTTGATAAATCTGCTAGCGCTTGTGTTCTTCTTTTTCTTTTTTTAAATGTTTTTTGAATATGTGTAACGACTTTTGTTCTTGGACTTAAAGACGCTAGTCTTGGACTTAAAGACTCTTGAATCGGACTTAAAGACGCAGCTATTGGATTTAGAGGCGGTACTTCTTGAGGTGCGGGTGCTATTCTAGATCTAGATTTTCTTGTTGCTAATCTTGTTGCTAATTTTGTTGCTAATTTTGATGTTTTATTTTTTATAGTTCTTAGTAAGTCCATATATATATTATTTTATTATTTTCTATTATTTTTTATTATTTTTTATTATTTTTTATTATTTTCTATTATTTTTTATTATTTTTTATTATTTTCTATTATTTTTTATTATTTTCTATTATTTTTTATTAAACTATATTATAATACAATGAATTATAGTAGATCAAATACATTGACAAAAAACAAAAGATCGATTTTTAAAAATGATATATCACAAGTATTTAAGTTAATTGTTGAAAAGCGAGTTTTCTTTGCATTAATTTTAGCAAATTTAGTAGTTCAACTTTATATTACTTATTATGTAAGTGAAAATGTAGATATTCTTGATACTAAAGATGATAAAAAAACAAGATTTAACGCAAAAACTATTGCCGCATATATTATTTCATTTATATTAATTCTAATATTGGCACTTGTTCCTATGCCATTATGGTTAAAATTTATAATATTTTCTCTCTTTTCGGCAGTATTAGGCGTTATTTTATCGTCTATTAAATACAACTTTGACCCAAATACTATTAAAAGTGCTTTTGTTGGAACTATTAGTATTTTTGTTTCTATGTTTATGTTTGGGTTAGCATTAATAATGAGCGGTATTCAATTAGGTTATAAATTTGGCCTTGGATTATTTTTTGCGCTTTTACTATTAATTCTTATTAGTATTGTGCAAATTTTTATTTTTAATTCTTCTTTTCTTAAAAAACTAATAATATTAATTAGTTTATTATTGTTTTCATTATATATTGTGTATGATACAAATACTATATTACAACGCAATTATAGTGGAGATTTTATATCAGCATCATTGGATTATTATTTAGATATAATAAATATTTTTAGTGCATTATTGGGTGATAGTGGGTTAAGCGATTAGGGTATAGGAATAAACTTCCATCCTAAATCGTCACAAATTTTCTTCCATATTTGGTCTTGTTCTATGCGCTTTTCACGGTCTTTTAACATAGGAAAATATGGTAAAAAACTGCGCTCATTTAATAATTCACATAATTTATATAATGTATAATAATAGTTTAAAAAATTTACTCTTTCTTTAGGACAATATTTTGAATATGGTTTTTGTAGTTCCATAAATAAATTACATAATGTTTCTTCAAGCTCAGCACTCATAATAGGTGGTCTAATTCCTAGTTTATCTTTAATAAATGGTATATGTTCATAATATTTGTTGTAACCCAAGTTTTTCAATATTTCCTTAGTTTTTTTATTTGACAAGTCGCTCAAACTTATACGCTCTTTTTTTATTTGATTTTTGATGTTTTCAAAAACTTCGTCTGGTATATTTGTGCTTTCTTTAGCCTGAAATTGCGCCAATATTTCCTTTA